ACTCGTACTAAAGAGGATCTTGTAGAAAAGGTTGATTCATATCTTAACTACGTGGTTGAGCAGTGGATGGAAGAAAACAAACTTGCAATCCAATCTGGCTTACGTACAGAAATTGCAGAGAACTTCATGGGATCATTGAAAGATCTCTTTGTAGAATCATACATTGAGGTTCCAGAATCCAAAGTAGACCTAGTAGACGAATTGGCAACTGCAAACGAAGAGCTTGAAGAGCAAGCGAATGCAGCACAAGCCAAAGCTATGGAGCTTGCAGAACAACTGGAAGGTTACAAGCGCGCAGCAATTATTGCTGAAGCTTCAAAGGGCCTTGCAGACACGCAAGCAGAAAAGCTAGCTAAACTTTGCGAAGATGTAGATTTTGGTAACGAAGAAACATTTGCTTCTAAAGTTGCTACTATCAAAGAATCATACTTCTCAAAGAAATCTACTCAAACCGTAACCGAAGAGATTGATGAAACAGATGAGCCAGAAGTAATTGAAGAAAATTCTTCAATGGCAACATACATCAATGCACTTCGCAAAACGTCACAAAAATAAGGAGCTCCACAAATGGAAAGCTATGATCGTTTGATCGAAAAGTGGGCCCCAGTACTTAATGAAGAGTCAGCGGGTCAAATTAAAGACCATCACCGTAAAGCTGTTACAGCTGCTGTGTTGGAAAACCAAGAGAGAGCACTTCGCGAAGAGCGTTCTCAGTATAACTTCTTGTCAGAAGATGCACCAGCCAATAACACAGCAAACGTTGCTAACTGGGATCCAGTACTGATCTCACTCGTTCGTCGTGCAATGCCAAACATGATGGCATATGACGTATGTGGTGTTCAGCCAATGTCAGGACCAACAGGTTTGATCTTCGCAATGAAGTCAACCTACAAAACAACTCGTGGTGGTGCAACAAGCGGCGATGAGGCACTGTTCAACGAAGCAATCACAGGCTTCGGTGGTGACTCTAGCTTCTCTGCACAGCCTGCAGATCCAGCCGGTCTCAGCGCAGCAAACCTCGACTCAGACTCAACTGCAGACGATGCTCGTGTAACTGCTCTTGCAGGTGGTGGTATGTCCACAGCAAACGCAGAACAGTTGGGAACGACTGGTGAGTCAGCATTTGCTGAAATGGGTTTCACCATTGAGAAAGCAACTGTGACTGCGAAGTCACGTGCACTCAAAGCAGAGTACTCAATGGAACTCGCACAAGACCTCAAAGCGATCCACGGTCTGGACGCTGAGACAGAATTGGCAAACATTCTGTCAACAGAGATCTTGGCAGAGATCAACCGCGAAGTAATTCGTACAATCAACTCACAAGCTAAAACTGGTGCTCTCCAAGCGTCAACAGCTGTAAACGGTATCTTTGACTTGTCAACAGATGCTGATGGTCGTTGGTCAGTTGAAAAGTTCAAAGGTCTGATCGTACAAATTGAGCGTGAAGCAAACGTAATTGCAAAAGAAACACGTCGTGGTAAAGGTAACTTCATCATCTGTTCTTCAGATGTTGCAAGTGCTCTTGCTGCTTCAGGCATGTTGGACTACTCACCTGCAATGAGCACAAACTTGAACGTAGACGACACAGGCAACACATTTGCTGGTGTTCTGAACGGTCGCACCCGTGTATACATTGACCCATATGCAACTCGTGACTTCGTAACTGTAGGTTACAAAGGTACTAACGCATATGACGCAGGTCTGTTCTATTGCCCATACGTTCCATTGACAATGGTCCGTGCAGTAGCGGAAGACAGCTTCCAGCCAAAAATCGGGTTCAAAACCCGTTATGGCATGGCATCAAACCCATTCGTAGGTTCTACACCTGCAAACGGTTTGGCAGCTGTCAAAACAAACCAGTACTACCGTATCTTTGCTGTAAACAATATCTTGGCATAAGATAAAAAAAGGAGGGATTAAACCCCTCCAATATCCCCCAGACTGGAGCGCTTCGGCGCTCCTTTTTTTACAAGAAGCAGACTTCTACTACTTCTTTTTCTTTTGTCAAGGTAACAACCCTAGCTTTGCTATGCTTACCCCTGACATGAACTTGAAACCATTCCCTGGCTTCTTTTTCAGTCTCGCAGACGACAGCAACCCACTCAGGCAATTCACTCTCGACTGCTTGGCACATAGTGCTGAATTGTGTTGTTACCGTCCAAGTCATTTGTTAAGCATCCTCATACAAGTTAAAACCGAGTTTTCTTCTAGGCAGTCGCTCCACACATAGTAAGTATAGTAGCCAAAGCCTGTGAAAAATACTAGTGAGCAAGCAATAATAATCAAGTTTTTAGTCATTTTTAAACTCCTTTCAGCATACGCCTGAGCTAGTATCTCCAATCTCTCCGCACGGCCTTATTGACATTGCCGCTCTGATTCAATCGAAACTAACATCTCTGGGTTTCACGACACCGATATTTCACGGGCGAATATATTCACCAGAGATAGTGCTTATAGGTGGCCTGCCCTCT